GTAAGCAGGGTATTAGCCATGATTCGTTATTCCTAAAAGTTATCGGATTTTGCCGGCCATTCTCGCGGCTCGCCAAGATTGGTAGTCGCCGTGAAACTCGCCGTTGCTGTCAATTTTTACATCGGTGCCAGTCCCGCCGCCCCGGATGGGGTTGATCGGTGGTGGCGCCTTAGACTTGCCAACCGTAGAAAGCGGCTTGGTTTCGGCTTTCGCCTCGAACCGTGCCTCGAGCTTGCCTATTTCTCGCAAAGCGCTTGCGGTGGACATTCCCGCCAGTTTGGTGGCTAGGTCGGTGTGCTCGGCCAGGTGATACAGGATTTTCGGTCCCACATCGCTGTCGAGTATCGCGTCCCGCACCTGGTCGCTGACCTGTACGTCGCTTGATGCCACCATGTCATCGAAATCTGGCAGGTCCGCCTTAGCCGCCGACAGCCGGGTGTTCCAAGTCTCAATGACCTTGTCACGATCAACTGCCGCCTTGCGCTCTGCGTCCTGCCTGTCTCGATTCCGTAGCGCCCTCTCGGTGGAGAATTCCGCCAGTGCTTTTGCGTACTCAAACGCATCGCTGAACTGGCTGGGCTGGGGTTCCTCGGTGGCTGCTGCTGGCTCTGCCTGCGGCCTGCTGCGTCCCTCGAGCTCCCTGACCTTCGACTCCAAGACCTCCCTCGCCGCCCGCTCCCGCTCGGCGTCCTGCCGGGCTTCCTCGCGTTGCTTGGTGAGAGCTGTGAATCGCTTCTCCAGCTTATTAGGCTTGCTGCTTTCTTCTACTGCTGTCGCTTCCTTCTCTTCGCCATCTTGCCCACTCTGCTCGCTGACTTCAGCCGGCTCTGCGGGAGTTTCCTCCGCAGCCGCAGCTGGCGCCTCGCGTGTAGCTAGGTTCAAACGTTGCGAGTTGAACTCGGCTAGATTTTCGCTGGTGACCACGTTAGCGGCCAGTCGCTCTTGCACTTCCGACATGAGTTACCTCAAGGATTTTGCCCGGTGTGCCCGCCGGTAGGTTTTGCGCATAGTATCAGAATCAGATTGCCCGCTCAATAGCCTCGCCGCTGCTGATGTGCATCGTGCTCTTGTCAATGTCCGCCAGCATGAGTGCCAGTTGGCCCTTGATGTGCTCAATCTGAAGCCGGGTATTGCTCTCGATAACGGTATCGTGGGCGCGACCGCTAACCTTCATTTCTTCGGTGTTGCGCTGCTCGGCGTTGCTGGCCTCGGTCTCGTGGGCCTTGGCCGTTACTTGCATTAGCGTGCGCTTGGTGGCGCCTTCCTCGCGGATTTGCGCGACCTGGGCTCGGTTGTTGATCTCTAGCTGCATGGCCTGCATCTGCTGGGTCATCTGCTCAATCTGCGCCTTGCTCTGCGCAAGCTGCATCTGGACCTGTGGCGGGATAGGTGATTTCTTGTCAATTTGCGCCAGCGGGTTGCTTGCTGCCAGGCGATCGGCAATGACCTCTGCGCCTGGGAAGTCCATGTTCCTGAACACCAGATCGCCCGCCAGTTTGAACAGTTCCGGGTTGCCGGCCAGCAGCGGCATCATGGAATCAACCGCTTGCATCCGCTTGCTGATGTAGCCTGGCCCGCTGTCCATAACCACATCGTACTCTCCCACCGTAACGTCGTTCAAGACCTTCTGTACGCCGTATTCGTCCTGTCCCTGCTCGTTGATCGTGACCATGTCTGGCTGGCCATCCTCGCCAATGATTCGCATCACGCGCTGGGTGTCGTAAATCCTGGGGATCAGGTCAAGCAGAATCTTGCCGGTGTGCTTGATTGAGCGGGTCAGGTTGTCGAAGTAATGGAAGTTGCTTAGATCGACCTGTTGCTGTTGGCCATTGAGCGCTTTGCCGCTGATGTTGCCGCTGGGCAACTGGTTGGGATCGGTGATGCCTAGCACCATTTGCAAGTCAGCATTGATCGCATCGGCGGCGCTCATCACGCCAACTGGCGGCGGCTCGGGTTGCAGTCTGGTGGGCGTCGGGGCTGGCCTGCCGTCAATGTCGGTCTGCTTGTAGCGCAGGACAGGGCTTGACTTGATATTGGCCTGCGCCCATTCGTCTTCGTGGTTCTCGTCCTGGCCTTCCGCCAGCAGCCACTTGGCCTTGGGCGCCAGCGCAATGCTCTCGGTCATCGAGGTGCGCCAGAAGTTGTACATGCGCTGTGGGTCTTTGGCAAACCGCACCAAGCCAAACTTCTTGCGCTTGTCCTCAACGATAAGCTGTTGGCCGTAGACCGGCACCACCGGAATATACCGGCCTGGCCAGTCCTTCTCCTCCAGCACCTCCATGGCGGTCAGCTTGCACCACTTGACCACCTTGCGGTAGCTGGGGCGTTCGTCGACGATGGTGATGCCGGCCAGCGCTAGGAACTCGTCGCTGGGCAGCTCGTCCTTGTAGATTTTGGTGCCATCTGAGAGCATCAACAGTTTGGTCTTGACGCGCTCAATGTGGAAGTATTCGGCGATCCGAATATCCTCGGTCATCACCCAATCGGCGCTATCGTCGCCAGTGCTGCGTTGCAAGAAGTTGGCGCCATCGTCGGCGCCGGGGTACATCTCGCGGAACACCGCCTTGGGCATCACGCTGGTAATCAGGCATTGCTCGGCGTCGGAGCCGTCCGGTAGCACGCTGTTGGGGTCGAAATACACCGTGAACGGGTTGTCGACAGGCTGGATGTAGATTTCTTGGTCGAACGAATCTTCTCGGACGTAATCCGTGACGATGCGCCAGTAACCCCAGCCCATCCGCACCGCATAGTCGAAGGCGTTGTCATACGCCGTGTCGGCGTTGCTGTTCTCTTCGATGTGCCGGGTGATGCCCTCCAGCGTCTGCGCGATCTTGGCGTCCGCCTGGGTGTTGGTGGGGTGAACTTTGATCCTGGGCCGCTGCTGGCGTTGCTGGTTGGTGACCTGGCGGACGTAGGCGTCAATCTTGTTGATGGTCAGGCACGGCCTGGCGTCAAGGTTGCGGCTGTTCTGAATCTCCACCGGCCACTGATCGCCGGCAGCGAATTTCAGATCGTCCAACGCATCGGCCCGGTTCGTGGAGTCGGAGTCTCCCGCTAGGCGCAGGAACTTAATCGCCGCGTCAATGCGCTTGTCGGGGCTCACATCGTTGTCAGAATAGTAGGCCATGTTCATCCCATCCAGTTCGCCGGGAGCGAGAAAGTCGCCCGTTTCTTGGTCTTGCGTGGTTCATTGACCATCAGGCCAATGTAACGGAAAGCGTCCGCGCCGTGGCTGTAGTGATCGTGCAGCGGCTGCTTGCTGAATCCGCCAGTCTCGGGGTCTACATCATATCGGTAGTGGCGCAGGCACGAAATCCCATCCGCCGCATTCTCTCGGTCGAACCAGCAGTTCGGGAAGATTGTGCGGGCTGCGTTGATCGAATCGGGTATCGGTACGCGGGGAATAATGCTGACTTTATAGCCCGCCGAGCGAACAATGTCCTCGATGGAGCGGCCCGCAGCGGCGAGGGTTTGGTTTTGGGCGTCATGGGGTAGCCAGAGGGTGTCGTAGACATAGCCGAACTTCTGCATCTCGGACATATAGTGGCTGATGGTGCGCTGGCTGTCCTCGAGGTAGCGGATGAGCCTGGTTTCCATGCCAATGAACTGCAGAAACCAGATCGCCGTTGAGTCTGACCAGCCAAGGTCAAACACCGCGTGGACGGGTTTGGCGGGGTCGTAGTTAACGGTCGTAATCCGGCCCTGGAGCTCGGCCATCTGCATTTCGCGGGCGAAGATAGCACCGTCCACCGTCTGTCGGCATATGCCCTCCCACACGGTGTTATAGGACTCAATGTCCCGCTCCTTGAGCGCGTCCTTCTCCAGCCGCAGAGTCTCGGGGAACCATGGATTGTCGGACCAGTTGACCTTGCGAATTACGCAGTCGGCGGGTGGCTTGAGCACGAAGCGCTGATAGGTTTCGTCGGTCTCAAGCTCTGGGTTGAAGCTCACCCATATTGAACTGCCTGCCTTGCGGATGGTTGGTATCAGGACGTTCCACGACAGCCGGCTGACTGACTGAGCCTCCTCGCACCAACAAATATCCACTCCCTCGAAAGATTTTATATTGCTGATGTTGTTGCGCAGGCCGGCAAAGGCAAATTCGGTGCCATTCTTGCCGCGAATGGACGCTTGGGTGATCTCGTAAAACCCAAGCAAGCCCAGCGCCTCTATCTGGTCGCAGAGCAGCTTGTGGACAGAGTCCTTAATGCTGGTCTGAAACTCTCGAGCGCACAGGATGCGCAACGGAGACTTGGCGCCAAGGATAAGCAGGGCTCGGGCAATGCCCCAAGACTTGGCGCCGCCGCGCCCGCCGTAGAGCACCTTGTAGCGGGATGGCTCAAAGAGGCAGGCGAGTTTCTCGGGAAACTCGGCGTTTGCCGCCGCTTGCGCAACGCTCATTCTGGCTTAATGAAAGTGACTGGAATGCTCAATGGGATCAAAGGCGCACCGTTCTCGCCGGTGATCTCCTGCTTGACGGACTCGCGGTACTTCTTAGGAAAGCGAGCCGCCATAGAGCGTGACCATAGCCCGGTGTTCAGTTTAGGCCCATCCTTATGCTCAAGCATGTAGGTTTGCGCTTGCTCTTCCCACCAAATCATCTCATTTTCCTTGGCTCGTTCCAAGGCATGCTGAAATTCTTCGTATTCATCGCGCCAAGCAAACAAAGTGCGAGTGCCCACATCAAGGGCACCGCCAATTTGTTCAATGGATTTACCCAACTTGCCCAGTTCTATGACCTGCTCACAAAACTCGGCACGATATTTTGTTGGGCGCCCAGCGCCGATCTTGCCTTCAGTCATTTCTTTTCTTTTTTCTCAGGCGTGCCACGTTTTTCACTTGCGGCTTCGCGTTTCATGTTGTATGCTATAGCTACAGCCTGTTTTATGGGCTTTGTCTTGCCTTCAACAGACACATTTTTTCTAAACGCTTCTTTAGAGGTACTTTTAATGAGTGGCATAAAACGTTCCCGTGAGCGAGTGGTTAAAAATTGCAAACATTGCAACATTGAGTTTAGTGTAGCAAATTATCGCAAAGATACCGCTATATTTTGCGGCAGAAGTTGTATGGCGCTTGAATCTAGACAACAAAGTATTTCAAATTGCAATGAATGTGGCGCACAATTTAACCATATTTCTAGTCGAGCAAATAAAGCAAAATATTGCAGTCCTACTTGTTATCATAAAGCAATGCACAAAAAAGGCAATACTCAATACAAATGCGTGCATTGTAATATTGATTTTTTAGGATCTTTATCGCATAAACGAAAATATTGCTCAAGAGCCTGCACAAACAAATTTTCAAAAGATGTTTGGAAAGCAAAATTTACTACTGTACGAAAAAATATGTTTAATCGTGGATTATTAATTTCATGTAAACGATGCGGTTATGATGTAGAACCTAAAATTCTTGGCGTTCATCATAAAGACCGCAATCGCAATAATAATGATTTAAGCAATTTGGAAGTTTTATGTCCAAATTGTCATTCTTTAGAGCATGCTAAACACATAAACCACGGATTTACCGATTAGCCCGCCTTGACCTCAGCCTTGACATTGGCGCTGAACGCCTTGGGGCTTGCTGACTTCATAAGCGACATGATTACTGACCGTGGATGACTGCAAAATTGAGGACCACAGCCTCAGACAGCGAGCCCGCGCTGATGTTGTACAGGCTGATAACCGCCGTGCCGGTGCCGACGTTTGAGACGAACGACGTGTAGGTGCCGTTAGTCGCCAGACCGCCAGCCACGTTGACAATGATGACATCCTTGGCCGACAGCAGACTGTTGGTCAGCGTGAACGAGACGATGGCACCGTTCAGCAGCGCCGCATTGCTCATCGTGATCTGGCCGCTGGACTTGTTCAGCGTCACGCCGGTTGACTTGCTGGTGGCTTGCGTCACCGTGCCCTGAGCCGCCGTGCTGTACCCAATCTCCGCCGTGGCATAGACGGTCGAGAACTCCGGGTCATTATATGCAACGCCAGTAGCAATAGAATTAGACATGGTTATATTCCTTTGAGTTAATGCTCAACAATAGCACAAATATCAGCTTCTTGGATAATCTGATAATCCTGGCCATCCACCTTATGCGTTGGCCATTTCAAATAATCGCCATTACCATACTTCACAAAATCCCCCACTTGCACGTCCAGCGCAAGCGGCCCGACAGCCACGACCGTCCCTTCATTGAACGGCTCTTTGTTATTAGTAATAATAATTTCAGATAATTGCCGAGTATTCGGCTTAATAATTACCTTATCATGTAGCGGTTGCAGCATGTATTTAGTCCAGGAAACGGAGTTTGAAGAGGGTGGAGTTTATCAGGTCGGCAATCTCATCGACAAGATTCTGTAGCTCGCTGTCCTGGGGCAGGTGCTGCCGCGCTTCTTCAACGAACGATTTCATGGACTCCAGGTACGCCACCGGCTCGGTAGCCTGGTGGTAGTCCCGGGGGAAGTCTTTAAGCTGCTCGTAGCGGCCCATGGCGGCCTCAGCGAACTGGTCCGCCAGGTCAATGATCTGCGCGTAGTAGTCCCCCAGCGCCAGATGGACCGACAGGCTTTTGGTCGACCAGTGCATCAGATGAGCGTTGGTGCTGGAGTGCAGCAACGCCAGAACAAAGGCGGCAATTTCAGTCATGTTGGCGATCATAGCAAAAAAAGGTCATTGTCAATAGGGAGCCTCCCAGATACGCATTTTTCGCACGATGTTCGGGTACAGCGGGTACACCCCTAAAGGGGTGTGTACCCGGTTGTACCCCAAACACGTCTTTCGCCCGGGTACAACTGTACCCGCTTGTACCCGCTTGTACCCTGTACCCGGTCAAAATCCGATCCCCAGCTCATAAATTCCGGGCTCCTCCTCAACCATCTCGCCGCGCTCCAAAAGCTCAACAACTGCCCTGGCAAACGCTTGCTTCTTGCTGTTGGTGGACTCCAGCTCGGACAGATCATCAAACGCATGGCGCCACTCCGGCCTGGCGACCAGCTTGGAATTGAGCACCTTGAACGCCTCCCAAGCCACGTTCGCATTGGTGCTCCTGAGCTTGCGCTTGGCGGTCTTGGTCGGCTCGCCCGCCTGCACCAACACCGCACTGGTGACCGGCTCGCCGTCCTCATCAAACCAACCCGGAATAATTACTTTCTCCAGCGTGGCATATAAGGTCTGCGCTAACTCGGCGTCCTTGCTCTTGCGCTGGATAATCTCCATCGGCGAGTCGCCCTTGGCCGGGACAATGCTGATCTCAATGTCCAGCGCACCGCGCCAAGCGCTTGAGCCTCGAGCCCTGTGCTGGGTCTCTTCAGATACTCCAGTATGGTGGACTAGTATGATGGTGCAGTTGAATTCAGCCATTAACATGGCGCAGGCATCAAGCATCGCCTTGACGTCTTGGGACGAATTCTCATCGCCGGAGTTGAACCGGTGCAGGGTATCTATCGTGATGATGGAGGGCTTGATGGGCAACGCCCTGATGTGCTCGGACACCTTGCGGTAGCCCTCTGGAGTATCTAGATCGCAGCCGCTCTTGCTGAGATACATATTAAGAGGCTGGCCATTACCATGGCGCTCCTTCCAAGCCGCTATCCGGCTGCGCAGACCGTGGTGGCCCTCGCCGGCAAGGTAGACAATCGCCCCTGGCGTGACCCGATGCCCGAACCAGTCCTGTTGTCCCTGCGCCATCCGCAGGCACCAGTCAAGCGTGGCGAAGGTCTTCCCGCCGCCGCTCGGGCCGTGGACCATGATGAGTGCCGCCTGCTGAATCCAGCCCTTGACCATCCACCTAATTGGCGCTGGCTGGCGGGAGAACTCATCCGCTGGCATAAGCCAGTCGCTCACCGATGGCTCGAGCAACGCTGCTAGATCGTTGCCGGCCTGGACGTAATCATTGGCGTCCCCAGCTGCTGGTGGCATCACTGACCGAGCCCCATACTTGGCGCTGGCCTGCTCTGCGTAGCGCTGACCGACTCCAGACGCATCGTTGTCGGCCACAATCACCAAGTCCTGTTGTGCGCCAAACCTTTCCCGTAATGCGCCGGTAACCGGCACCAGATTGCTGGCGCTGTAGGCCACGGCGCACGCCTTGCCGGTGGCCTGGTGGATCGTGGCGGCAGTGGCAAAGCCCTCGGCGATGTAGATGGTAGCGGAAGGCTCGCCGAGCATCCAGAACTTGCCGCCCGTGGCGCCGCCGGGGTGATAGCGTTTCTCACCATCGGCTGCAATGTACTGCACGCTGGCCAGATCACCTTCGGCACCATAGAGCGGGACCATCAACCGCCCGTCGCCGGTAATCCTTGCGCCATTGGGTGCAATGCCCTTGCGTGCTAGATAGGGATGGTCGGCACTCGCCGCACCGCCTGCTGTCCAGATGGCATCAACGGTACTGGCGGCCACCGCCTGGCTGCGCTCCTGCTCTGCCTCCCGCGCCGCCTTGGCTTCGGCCATTCGCCGGGTGTGTGCCATCTCCTCGGCGATGGTAAGTTTGCGCCCCATCTCCGCCTGCCAGGCCTGCTCAATGCCTGCCCGCCAGCACCCGAACCTGCCCGCCGGAACGCCATCGCCAAATGCCACGTACCAACCCGGCTTGCTGTGGCCTGGCGTGCCCTTGGTGCCAGAGTTGAACCTGTGTAGCTTGCCGTCTAGGTAGATCGTCTCTGGTGGCTCCAGGCCGGCTTCTACCATCGCCTCTCTTAGCTGTTCGTCTGGTGGCTCTACCCTCTTGGGCTCTGGGAGGGCGTAGACGCCGCCGAAGATGCTAGTCAGGTCTGCCATTAGCTGGAGCCTTAGATAGATAGGTCGACAACCGCTGTATCGCGGTGATGCGGGGCCGCTTGCTGCGACCTCGCTGGAGGGCAAGAACAGTACTGTAGTGCAGGCCGGTGGCCGCTGCAACGACCCGAACCTTGCGGTCTTGCAGCCCAGCGATGATCTGCTCAATCGTCATCATAGAACGTACTCCTAAAAAAAAGTTGGTGAAGATCGAAAAAAAGTGTACCACAAGTCGAAAAGATGGTGTAGGATGCTATCCATGCACTGAACGGACTTCCCGACGAGTGCTGCAACGAGGAGAGCAAGATGCTCAAAGTTACCTTCCGCGCTTTTTCACCGCGCCTCAAAGAGGAGTTCATCATCGTTGAGCTTCATCGCTCGCTGGCTGATGCGCAACATCGCGCCCTTGGCTTGATGTGGACGATTGCTAAGGTTGAGGAGGCCTGAAGATGGCCATCAACCTAAAAACCACCGCCAGCCTAGCAAGCAACGGCGCCAAGATTCTTGTCTACGGCCAAGCAGGCGCAGGCAAGACCACCCTGGCAGCAACCCTGCCAGCGCCCATTATCCTGAGCGCCGAGGGCGGGCTCTTAAGCATTCAGGACGCCAACCTGCCTTACATTGAGGTGGGCTCCATGGCCACTCTGATGGAGGCCTACTCTTGGCTGCGCGACAGCCACGAGGCCAAGGATTACCAGAGCGTGGCGCTGGACTCCATCTCGGAGATCGCCGAGGTTGTCCTCAACGCCGAAAAGAAGTCGAACAAAGACCCGAGGGCAGCCTACGGTGCGATGCAAGAACAGATGGCGGACATTATCCGAGCCTTCCGCGACCTGCCCGGTCGGCATGTCTACATGAGCGCCAAGCTAGAGAAGACGCAGGACGAGATGGGCCGGGTGCTCTACTCGCCATCTATGCCGGGGAACAAGACAGGCCAAGCCCTTCCGTATTTCTTTGACGAGGTGCTAGCCCTGCGGGTGGAGAAAGACGCCGAGGGCGTAACCCAGCGAGCACTCATGTGCGACTCGGATGGTCTCTGGCTGGCCAAGGACCGAAGCGGCAAGCTCGGGGCCTGGGAAGCGCCAGACCTTTACCACATCATTTCCAAGATCGGTGGTGCTAAATGATCGAAATCTGGTTGGCTTGCAAAGAAGCCGAGCGCTTGGCCACAGAAGCACGGCGGCTGGCCGAGGACGCCATGCTGGCTCAGTTCAAAATTGACAAGGACATGGAGGGCACCAAGACCTTCATGAACCTCGGCTACACAGTCAAGATTACTGGTCGCCTCAACCACAAGATCGACAGCGACAAGTTGCAGGCGATCGCCGCCGAAGCCGGGCTGGCTGAGCACCTCGGTTCGCTGTTCCGCTGGAAGCCGGAAATCAATTCGTCGGCTTGGAAGTCTGCCGATGAATCCATCACGCGCCCGCTCTTGGGCGCGATCACAACTACGGCGGGTCGCCCGTCTTTTTCAATCACTAAGGAATAAATCATGGCTACTCTCGGACAAGACTACGTTGCAGCAGACCTCCCGATGGGCAAGAGCTTTGAGCCATTGCCCGCCGGCTGGTATACGGCTGCGATCACGCAGGCCACGGTCAAAGACACCAAGGCTGGCACTGGGCGCTACATCTCGCTGAAGTACGACATTACCGGGCCATCGCACCAGGGTCGCACGATTTTTGGCAACCTGAACATCTCAAACCCGAACCCGAAGGCGGAAGAGATCGGGCGGCAACAACTGAACAGCCTGATGCGGGCCATCGGCCTGGCCAAGGTCAACGACACCGACCAGCTCATTGGCGGGCAACTGAAGATCAAGCTGAACGTCACGCAGTCGGAGCAGTACGGCGAAGGCAACGAGGTCAAGGACTTTGCCACCATCGCTGGCGGGGCAATGCCTGCGGCGAGCAAGCCGGCGGCACCAGCTGCTGGGGCGAAGGCTGCGCCGCCTTGGGCCAAGTGAGATAGCGTGACGGGGCGTGGCAGGTGTCACGCTCTAATTCCAAACAAATAGGAAATATCATGATTCTCAAGTTGACTGAAAAAGAAGTAAACGAGGCCGTGCTGGAGTGGGCTAACAATCGCATGGACTTCGATTATCAAGAGCATGGGTTTAACACGGTGGACTTTAAGTACAGCACTATCCATGGCTGCGAGGTCTCCTGGGTCGAACTTGAAGTCAAGGCCGAGGCCGCCTAATGTCAGCAATCCCAATCCCCGACGAGGTGGCTGCGGCCATCGACGCCGCCCACGAGCGCCAGGTCGAGCTGCCCAGGCCGCACCTTGGCGCCAGCCAGCTAGGTCACGCTTGTGACCGGTGGCTGTGGCTGTCCTTTCGCTGGGCTGTCCGTGAGCCCTTCCCTGGCCGAATCCTGCGAGTCTTCCGCCGGGGCCGGATGGAAGAAGCCACCATCGTGGCGGACCTCAAGGCGATTGGGATTGACATTCACAGCACCGAAGGCGAGCAGGCCAGCGTTGACTTTGGCTCGCACATCTCCGGCAGCTTGGACGGCATCATCGAATCTGGCGTGCCTGGTGCGCCGAAGGCTCGGCATATCTTTGAGGCCAAAACGCACAGCAAGAAGTCGTTTGACGATCTGGTCAAGCACGGCGTCGAGAAGTCCAAACCGGTCCATAGCGCCCAAATGCAGATCTACATGCACGGCACGAACATCAACCGAGCGCTCTACTTTGCAGTTTGCAAAGACGATGACCGCATCTACACCGAACGCCTGCGCTACAGCCGCACCGAGGCCGAGCGCCTGATTGCTCGAGGCCACCGCATCGCACTGGCGGACAGGATGCCCGAGCCCTTGTCCAGCAATCCAAGTTGGTACGAGTGCAAATTTTGTGCGGCGCATGATTTCTGCCACGGCAGCAAAAAGACCAAGGAGGTCAACTGCCGAACTTGCGCTCACAGCACGGCGGAACCATCCACGCCAGACCAAGATGCGCACTGGACATGCGCACGATTCGACAACAGCGTAATCCCTATTGCCACGCAATACATTGGTTGCGACAGCCATGTCCTGCACCCTGACCTAGTGCCCTGGCAGAGGATGGATGGGCCGGATGCCTGGACGGCGGTCTACATCATTGACGGGATTGAGGTCGCCAATGGGGAGGGGGATGCGAATGTGTATTCCAGCAAAGAACTATTGGGGCAGGGGAATTGAATGAGCTTCATTTATTCGCAGGCGCTGGTGGAGGAATCCTGGCCGGCCAACAACTTGGACACCGATGCGTCTGCGCCGTTGAATGGGAACCCTACG